AAATTAATGAATTGTTCTTTTAGGAAGCTCTCCACATCATGTTTAGGCAATTTAGAAATTGACTTTTCAAATTTATCATAAAATTCCTGAAGCTCTCCATTGTCCTTGAGAACATATTCCTTAGATTCCAAAATACCATTAACAAAAGCTTTTGGGCACGATGGATCTGCAACACAGTCAACTGCAATCAACCGCATGTTATTGACCTTGTTAACACCATTCTCCTCCTTGAGCTCACCAAGTGCACGGGAAGACATTCCAACCTTAACACCATCCTTAATGAGACATTCAACAATCTTACCTGAAGGTGTAGAGAGCACTTGTGATCTGCCAACAACAAAATTATCATTCATCTTCAAAGATGTAACAAGGTGACATGCATTGGCCAGATTGACATCAGCACTCTCAGGGTGGTTGAGTTCACCCATGGCTCTCTTTGTGTTAACCATTTCACCCACATAACGACCCACCTCTCTCACCATGTCATCTCTTGAGTAAATGCGCTTGTTCTTATTGACTGTTTCACACATCATGTAAGGCCCGGAGATAAAAAGCTTTGAAGGTTCTTTGTGATTTTTCTCCTCATAGATATATTCGAAGTCAGAATTATCTTGAGGGGTTTCAACTATTAGACGAAGAGCCATATTATTATTTATATCTTTCTGTTACTTTTTACTTAGTCCTAGTTCCTTTTCAGTCAAGATTAAAAATTTATAACCATGTTTGTCACACCATGTTTTAGCAGCTTTCCATTTGGATTGGTTCTGGATATATCTAAGATTCTCATATAAAACAGTTTGTTGCCGCTTCTTTCCTCTGACTGGCACTTTGAGCTGACTTGACGGTTTAATTTCAATAATGTACCTCGCTTTTGTTTCGCCTTCTTTAATAACTATTACGCCATCTGTGTAGTATCTATGCACTTTGCCGTCCACAGGATTTGTATATGGTATAATAATTGCTTCACTGGCCCATTCCAGTATGTTATCATTATCATCACACCATCTAAAGAATTTTAATTCCCATCCTGATCTGTAGACAGGATATGTTTTACCAATATATTTTGATGCATTTTTTGGTTTAAACACCCCCTGCCTATACTTGTCGTCTTTTCTAAGAGGTAGCATTTTATCCTACAAAAAACATGGGTGGATCGGCATCGCCAAACCCCGGAGGCCCTTCTTGCAGAGCAGTCTCAAGTTTTTCTTTTTCAGCTAGGCCTTGCGAGAGAAGATCTGTGCCATTGATTTGACCTCCTCCAAAAAGACTTGTGCCTTGATATTTGCCCCGTATGTTGCCAACAGTGATCTTACTCAATGCCAGAGCATATTGATATACCCAAGGCTCTTTAATGATATCTCTTAATGCTCTTTCCACATAACATTTAACTATGCCCCAGAATTGAGATCCTGAGCCTGGTGTTCTGGGTGGGGGAAACATGACCATGTATTGTGTTCTGTCATCAAACGTTAAATGTCTTCTCTGTGCCAGCATCTTCTCACGATCTTTTAACCAATTCTTAAGAACATACCAGCTGATTAAATCAAAGCCATAATTGCCCATGGCGTAGCTAAAATATGTTTGTTGAGCGAGGGTTTGCTCAATGGTGAACAGGGTATTAATGCCTGTGCTGGTCCCTTCTTCAAAGTCCACTATGTCCATAACTTTTCTGTAATCCATGATATCATAATCAAAGCTGTTGACAAATTGTTCTTTGCTACCGTTAGATGAGGCTAGGAAATAACCAGAGAGTGCAGCGTCAAAATTTATAACACTCAAATAATTGGTTGATGTGAGAATTTGATTTTTAAAAATACCATCAACATATGTTGTTGACAGCAGGTAGGATGTACTGAACGCTGTTCCTGGGATGGAAGATGTTGCAGCATAAACTGTGGGTTTTGCTGGGTTAATGACTTTGTTAAAGTAGGGTGTGATGCTGAAGAGCTCGTCTAACTTGAGACCCTTGTTATCAACATAAAGGTCAGAATTGAAGATAAGATATTCTTCTGTGTACCCCGCGAATTTAGTAAACATTTCACAAGCAAGACTAATATTTTCAAACAGTTGATCATGATGTATTTCTACATTAACCAAAGGAGCCCCAAGAGACCTCATAACGCGCTCGCTTAGACGCGAAAATGAAGCAATTTTACTATTGAGATTAGTACTCTGAAAAGCAGAAATCGGGGTTATCTCTGTGCATGCCATTTAATTATTTATGTGGGCAATGCAGAAGACCCGCCACCACCAGCAGATGTTTCAGGAGCTGCAGCTGCTGCACCTGTTTCAGCAGGGCCTTCACCTTCTGCACCACCAGCTTCAGGTGTTTCGGGAGCAGGGCCAAATGCAGGTGGTGTCCCAGCAGCCATGGATGCGCCACCAGCTGCTCCTCCAACACCAGCTTCACCACCTGGCACAGTTTCACTGCCTTCTCTCCAATTTGGACCAGCATTTTCAATTTGAGCAAGCTCCCAAAGAAGTTCTTTATCTTTTCTAAGGAACTCTCTATTGGCCATGACATCACTGTCATGCCATCCAAGATATTTCTTTTGTGCATATGTCTTGGAAACAAGATCACTCTGTGTAATATTATTGAAGTTTTCAAACTTGAGTTGGAATTTTTGATTCTCTCTTATCTCATAGAAGTTTGTAGGTACATTAAAATTAATATCTATATTTGATTCTTTAAGCTTAATCTTGTCAAAAATACCTTTCAACTTGAGGTGTGTAATGAATCCTGGTGTAATGCCAGCAGCAAATCTTTGTTGCAAACGGATAACAAATCTAGCAAATTTTAATTCTTCTCTAAGAATATTTGCTCCATCATTGTATTGATCTTCAGGATTAAGTCTGTTAACTGGTACTTTCAAGCTCTTGTAAAGTTTTTTGACAAAGTACATCAAGTCTGTGAGCTCACCGAGATTCTGCCCACCGGGCAGCGAGGTGACAGTTGTACCTTCACTGCCAGATCGTTTTGCAAACCAAAAACTATCTAGCATTGACTGTGGGTTAAATTTCTGTACTGAAGCACCTTGATCTGCATCATATGTTCTCTTGGACCAATAATTTGTCATTAACTTGCGCAAGTAAGCTTCAGCTTTGGGTGGTGCCATGTTCCCTACATCAACATTAAAAACAAGACGCTCTGGTGCTCTGACTAATCGGTAAATAACGATTGAATCTTCTATGAGAGATAATTGTCTGTAAGCTCTTCTGGAATTTTCAATGAAAGGCAGTCTTATGGTTTTTGATTCATTCCATATGCCAGAATTAACATATGTAACTTGATTGAGATCCATTGGAACCATTTCTGTTTTAACAATTTTTCCAGGGTTCTTGGAATCATAAATAGGCTTGCGGAGCAAGTAACCTTTGATGTTCATGTTCTGGACATTTTGATACACTGGATCAATTGTATCAGAAGGTATTTGCAATATGCCTAGTACACCTTTGTCTTTGTGATCCTTGTGTACAATGTGTTCCCAGTACAATTCAGCATCAATGAGAAGATGTCTGCAGTATTCCCACCCTTTGTTTTCGAGATCAAAAAAGTCTACATACTTCTGAAATTCTTTTCTTATTTCATTCTTCTGTTGTTCTGAAAGTTCACAATCTCTAAACTGTACTTTTGCAACTTCACCATTCTCATCTTTGTTAATAAATTCATCGCATATCTCATCTAATGCATCTGCAACTTCTGCAAAAGCAGCCATGACCCTGTAATCCATGAGCCTTCTGCCTTTATCAGGCTGAATATTTGCATACATGAATTCATGGAAGTCTTTGTTTTGCACAACATTTGCATACAAGTCTTCTGAATAAGTGGTTGTGTTGGAGATGGATTGTCTTGACAGAGCATCATTATATTTGGTGCTTTGATTGTAAAAAAGTTCATATTTCGGATTAAGAGCATTGACTTTTGAGGCAACATCTACAGATTGATATGGGAGCTTGGAGGAGACAAACTTCATCAAGTCTCTGCCGAACGTGGATTCGCGATTGGAGTCTGCCATATAGTATTATTTATGATACACTATAATATTAAAAGATCTATATGTTATCTAGCTTGATAGCAGATAATTCCTGCTTGATAATTTCGAATACCCAGCGTTATTGACCAATATGATGTCAAATAAAGAACTATTGTTATTGTGGAAGTACACAAACAGTTTATTATTGTTTAATACAGTATAATTTTGCCACGGGTAACCAGAGAATGGCGGAAATGCAGTAGCAAGAGCAGTATTGGATGGGAATAGATTCACTGCGCTTACATATGGTAATGCAGAAGCATTTGAAGCGCTCAAATAGACAGCATTCAGTTTGTCATAAAAATATCCCTCAAAAGCAATACTAGCAGTTAATCCTGAAGCTACAGTTATAATATTCATTTAGAGCTGGTAATCTATGTTTGTTATTTGGGGGAATCCTGACACACTTACTGTCTCAGTTGTTGATATAATTTCACCTGAAGGAGAAGCTTCATAATCTATGGAGCTTAAGGTCTCATAATTAGAAATAATTCTGCTATTATAAAAATTAGCATCAACATAGAATATATTACCAACGCTATCCTTTGAAGCTTGAAACAGCCATCCCTTGATGATGAATGTTGTGTCTCCTGCAATGCGATATTTGTCAGATGCATTAATGTCTGTTGGGTAGCTGAGAGCAATGTTACCATCCCAAAGAACCTCACTGCGAATTTCTTGTAGTGGTGATAGGCCTTCTGCAGTCAGGTCTTGAGGCACTTTCCAAGATATGATGATGTAGGGATTGTTGTATGGAACAAAGTTGCTTATAATTTGATCCATGTCAGATTGAAACTTGGTTAATATGGACATGTTTATGCCAATATTAACTGGAATTGGTGAAGCAACAAAAGTGCTCTTACTTTTTGCACTAGTATCAGAAGTGCCCTTTGAAAAATAAAAGCCATTTAATTTATTGAAAACTCGAGTCTCATCTCTGCTCACACTTGTGATGTTTACAGCTACAACAGGTACAGTTAAGTTTTGTGCCTTGTTAACCAGGTCATACATTACTCTTTGTTTGGGAGAGTAGACGTATCGCACTTGCAGTAAATTTTGCGGCACTCTATTACTGTCGTATCGTTTTATGATGATATTATCGAACGCAGTAACAAACTGAGTTATAAGATCTTTTATTTCAAAGTGGAATGTGATGTTTCTCACTCAATTATTTATTAAACTATCCTATCTATAAATGATTGAGGTAGTTTTGAGCGTGTTCTTTTGAGAGTGTTAACAATATTACCATCAAGGATATAGGTTGTAGAGAAATCATTTTTGCTTCTAGTGGCTCTTCCACATGCTTGCACCAGAGTATTGAGCATCTTATTCTCATACCAATCTTTATCCAAATCAAACATTTTCTTGATACGTTTAACAGAAAGTGGTGGAAATGGCAGTTTTACAATGACCTGAAATCTTGCCAGATCATCTTTAAGATCAACACCATAAGAAAGAGAAGGTGACATAAGAATAGTAGGGAAATCAGTATTATAATGTTCCTTGAGAATTGCCTCATTGTTTGATACTTCATCTCTGAAGAGAAACCTTTTATTTCCTCTTAGCTTGTCTCTCAATATGTTGGTGATCTCTTGGCTATGAGTATGAATGATGCCCTTATCATTCTTATGATGTTCTATGATTGTTTTTATTTGATCAGCTATCTCAGGTAAGAGCACTCTATAGTTCTTATAGTTCAATTTGTTTTTTGATGTTACATAGATGGGAGATTTATCGGGACTAAACTCACTCTCAACTTCCACATATTCGTAATCTGTTATGCCAAGTGTTTTAGCAAAATTCTTATGATCAATGATTGTGGCAGACATGAGCAAGATATTGTCCCCATGATCAAAGATGTTCTTTGAAAGCCTGTCAATCTTTAACGGGGTAAAGACTGCTCGCTTGGAATCTCTATCGATTATAAATTCACAATCTGTCCATAATGTATCAACCATGAGGAGAGAGTTTGATAGGTTTTTGAGATACAGGAGCTTGATTCTGTCAGGTTGTGAGAATACATTTTGCTTTTTGGTAGCTTTTGTAGATAGTGCATTAATTTTTTCACTCACACATAACAACAGATCACTTATCCATGCTCTTGCTTTGTCATAACTCTCTGTGGTGAGTATCCTGCAATTTATGCCATAATTCTTAAGGCGTTCGTAATTAATTTCTGCAGAGAATTGTCTAACCAGCTCATCTTCCAATTCACTTGCTTCATCACATATGATAAAGTTTTTGCGCTTCAGATGCCTTGGAAGCGCAAGAAACATTTTGTAATTGAGTGCTGCAAAGGGAGAAAGTAAAGCTGTATTTCTTGCATTATAGTAAGGACATCTATTTGCTTTACAGCAATCATCTTTCAAAGAGCTCACAAACAAACAAGGTGCAGTTTCTACATCAAAATTTTGATCCACATCACAAATGTAATTTGTCTTGCCCTTCAAGAGATCAGTGTCAGGAAATAGTGAGAGATATTGATCTTGTAAAGACTTGGTAATAGTTAGAGCAAATGTACCAAAGGGGGGCTGTGACATGCATTCAACCTCACTTATATAGTTACCAGTATAGTCTTGCTTATAAGCGCTGTAGCTTTTGATCAGATTGATGAATTCTGCAGAAGGCTTTTGGCCAAGTCCAGATATAGTTTTAGAAAGAAAGCTTTTTCCAGATCCAGTAGGTGCACAAGCAATTACAAATTTTTTTCCCTTATTAAAGGCATTCTCAACACTCTTGATAAGCTTAATTTGCTGTGGAGAGGGACTATATTCTTTTGGAAAATGATTTAAATAGCGACTGAACACAAGTTAATTATATACTACAAACACGGATTATATATAAATTTTTAATAATAGTTTCTTATTGAAAATTTTAGAAGTTTTGGAGCCACGGAAGATGCTTATATTATCTTCGATATGAGAGTTGTTTTTAAAGAATGTTTCAAGTGTATAGTCAAAGATGAAGCCTGTATTAACCTTTTCAAAGTTATATGGATAAGGTATTTCATACAAAATCTTCTTCTTCTTGTGCTCTACATCTAATAAGAA